ATGTTGGAAACTATGATACAAGTTTTACTTTTCAGCATCGCAGCACTAATCAGCGCAATAGCAGTCCTCACCTGGGCACAATACATGACCATCAAAGACCTAAACAGAATCAAACGCGCCGAACAACGTCGCAAACATCTAAGCAAATACCGCGCACACATCATTTACAAAGGTTCAGACTGTGAGTGACTGGCACGATACACCTGACTGGCGCAAAGCACGCGCCTACGCCAAAACAGTCCTGGAACCAATCTGCGTAACCTGTGGCAAACATCTTGAAGGCCGGGACTGGACAATCGACCACATCCACCCACCACTCGGTGGCGAACCAAACCACGACATCACCAACCTTCAATCCATGTGCAACCAATGCAATGGGCGCAAACAAGACAAACAACAAACACGAGCCAACTGGCTCTCAAGCGAATGGTTCTAAATGCCTCAAGCCTTCGACCTACAAGACACCCTCGTGCGTATCCACTACGGTTCAACATTTCAAGAAACCTTAGTCGGTATAGCCAAAGCCAAGAGACTTTACACGCCTCACGGTGACTTCACGATCATTAGTGCACAACCAGAGAACCGCGCAATCCACCGCGCCTTACGCATCATGATCACCGACCTATTCCCAAACGTTCAAGGCATCCACTTCGTGAGCGGCCTTGACATCGCAGGTAAAAAAGCTGCACTAATCAAGAGACTAGGAATGAGCGAATACACCGACAACGACGAGGGCATCCTCAGGGCCATAGGTCAACAGTTGCCAGACGTAAAGCTCTACCTCATGCGCAACGGCACAAGACTTCCCGTTCGAAAGTTTTCAAAGTGAAATCGGTTTTTTGAAAATGCTCATTTCATCCCGCGCAGCCTGCCTTTTTTTACAAATGGTTCAGATTATCCGAGGTGGCATCATGGTTAGAAAGTCGATTCAAGACTATTTCGTTGATAAACAGTTCACGCCGGACCAGTTGGTCCTAGCGCATCTTTGTTTGCAGTTAGCTGCATCGTTTGACGATACCGGTAACACGTCTACCGCTGCAGAACTACGCAAGACGTTCACTGAGCTTCGCAATCAGCTCGAGGCTGCTGTTGTAGAAGTCGACCCTATCGAGGAACTGCTCAAGCGCGATGCTTAGACTGCCCGCCCGATACACCAAACCACTCAGCGATCATTTTATTACCGATGGCGACAAGCTGATTCGTTTGGCTGAAGTGGCGTGGGCGACACCGGACGGCAATGGTGCTTTTCAGTTGGATGAGTGGCAGAAGTGGTTACTGCGTCACATGCTTGAACGTTACCCAGCCGACCATCCGAAACATCCGGGCGAACTGCGCTATCGGCAAATCGTAGTGTCTATGGGCCGTCAAAATGGCAAGTCGGTTTTGGGTGGTTTACTCGCTGGCGTGTATGGGTTCCTTATGCATGTGCCAGGGGCAAACATGTTGTCGCTTGCAAGCTCGCTTGAGCAAGCTCAAATCATTTATGACCGCGTGCTTTTCGTCGTGCGCAATAACCCGTTTATGCGCAAACGTTTCAAGCGTGCCACCGAGACGCGCGGCATTATGACCGCGGATGGTGCAGGAAAATACAAGGTTTTACCTGCAAAAGAAAGTGCTCTGCAGGGATTACCCATTAGTTTATGTCTATTTGACGAGCTACATTTGGCAAAAAAGGCATGTGGAGCGCGGCAGTTTTGGGCACTTCGGCGCGTAATGATGGCATAGTTGTGGGTATTACGACTGCGGGTGATAGCGAAAGCACGGAACTTTTGAACCTATATCAGACTGGCGAACGTGCTATCGCGGGCGATTCTACCCTAGAACGCTTTGGATTCTTTGTCTGGGAAGCTCCAGAGAACGCGCCTATAGACGATGTAGACGCAATCATGGCCGCTAACCCTGCCGTCGCTGCAGGTCGCGTCCCGATTGAACGTGTGCTCTCAAACATTGCCGTTATTCCAGAACACGAGGCGCGGCGTTACATTCATAACCGTTTTATCTCGGGCAGTTCGCAGGCATGGGTTCCCGGTCAGTATTGGGCTGACGCTGTTGGCGAACCTATCAAGGAACGCGACCAGTTAGTTATTGCTGTTGATAAAACAAACAACTGGGAGCACGCCTCAATCGTGGTTGCGCGTAAGAATGGCCCAGTTATTCAGACGCAACTAATCGCTTCACTAATCAATCCAACCGAGGCCAAACTGTTTGAGATTCTTGCAGATCTATACGCACGATTTACACCACAGGCCATAACCCTAGATGACCGCAACTTGCCAGCATTAGGTAAGAAACTAAAACAACAAGGTTATCCGACATGGCAACTATGGACTAAAGAAATTCAAGCTGCCTCGGGGTTCGCCTATGCAGCGCTTTCGCGACAAGAACTGAAACATAATAACGACCCTCTAGTGAACAGCCAGGTTAGCCGAGGCGTCGCCAAATACATGGGCGAATCATGGCTTATCTCACGCCGAGAATCTAATGGTGATGTTGATGCGCTTATGGCAACGGTTATGGCCGCTTATGTTGCTAACAGCATCGACGCGCCCAATATTCAAGTTTTCTAGCATTATGTCAAGTTGTCGTGTTATGATGCGATAAATGGCAAACATCTTTCAAAGAATCTTCGGAATTGAACCTCAGCAGCGTTCAACAGAGTTAGTTATTCCTTCACGTTCAGCCACCATTTCAAACGTAACCGTTGCTGAGGCTCTCAGAATCTCTGCCGTTTATCGTGCGATTCAGATCATCGCAACACCCATTGCCGATATGGGCATGTCTGCGTGCCGTTACAGCGCAACCACTGAGACCAAAATTCCAGTGCCGCTTATTGTCGATAAACCAAGTCTCACCCAGTCGCGACGAAACTTTGTATTTGAAACAGTGGTTAGCCTGGCAACATATGGTGAAGCGTTTTGGTTAAAACAGTTTGACAGCAAAGGCAATGTGAACAGCGTTGACATTCTTCCAGCTCAGGGCGTAGGCGTCTACGTTGACCCAAAGACCTTTGTCAAAACCTTTAGCTGGTATGGCCAGACTTATAGTGCAGCCGAGATTGAACACATCAAACTTTTTTCAATGGCAGGACACCCTCGAGGTATGGGTCCAATCCAACAATGCAACGAGGAACTGCTGACTGCGGTTCAGTTGCGCGACTGGGCAACTAACTGGTTTAGCCAGGCAGGTGTTCCAACCGGCACACTGACAACTAACATGACGCTAACGCCAGACCAGGCAACGGATATTGCGGAACGTTGGCACAGCAAACAGGCAACGCGTCAAATTGCAGTTCTAGGTTCAGGTGTGCAGTATCAGCAAGTTTCACTATCGCCAAAAGATGCATTGTTTACAGATGTGGCAGCGCAATCAGTTCAGGCTGTTGCCCGTCTCTTCGGTATTCCTGCCCGTTTGCTAGTCACAGGCGTCGATGGAACATCACTAACCTATGCGAACCTTAGCGATGAGGAACGCACGTTCTGGCGTCACACGTTGAGCGCCTATACCGACCCAATCGAAGATGCATTCGGCAACCTATTGCCACGCAATGTCGAAGTTGATTTTGAATTCGAGGACCTGTTCAAGTCAGACATGACCACCCGTTATCAGAACTATGCAACAGCTATTCAGGCAGGTTTTATGACGCCTGAATATGTCATGCAGAAAGAAGACATCCAAAATGTCACAGATATTACAGCTGGAGACTAGAGAGTTTGAGGTTCGCCTAGACGCTGAAACGCGCACTGTCTCAGGCATCGCAGTACCATATGGCCAAGACGCAAACATTGGTGGTCGTTACACTGAGCGTTTTGCGCCAGGCGCAATCGCAGGTGTCGAAGACGTGAAACTCTTTTACCAGCACAACGAACCTATCGGCCGCGTGCTCACTGGTGAAGACACACCTAATGGCTACCAGATCACCGCGCAAATCTCAGATACTCAGCGCGGCAACGAAGTTTACACACTGCTCAAAGACGGTGTTCTAAACCGCTTCTCAGTGGGTTTCGCTCCAGTGGAGCAGACCCGCGACGGTAACACCGTTACACGCACCAAAGTTGACCTAAAAGAGGTCAGCGTGGTTGCGTTCCCAGCTTATTCGGGTGCTTCTATATCAGAAGTTCGCGAAGAAGAAACCACCGACAGCCAACCGGCCGAGGAAACACTACCAGAATCTCGAGGAGAGAACATGGAAAACCTACAGAACGAACTCGTAGAAGTTCGCGCTGAAGTTGCAGAAGTGCGCCGACTAGCCGAGGCTGGTTTTGTTGCCACTCCTGCAACACCGTCATTTGAAAAGTTCCGCAGCGTTGGTGAATACGCCAAAGGTCTAGCATCTATGGACAGCGACGCAGTAGAACTATTCGAGCGTTCAACTACCAGTGCAGACGCAGCTTTGCGCCCAGGCTGGGTTGGTTACCTAGACAACCTTATCGACTTGGGCATGCCAACCCTTTCAGCGTTCAGCCGTTCAGCATTGCCTGCAACTGGTCTAACCATTGAATGGGCAAAGGTGAACACCAACACCATCGCAACCACCAAACAGACCACCGAGAACACCGCCCTAAACGACGGTAACATCTCGCTAACCACTGTTTCGGCAAGCGTTGGCACTTACGGTTCGCAGACCTCGCTCTCACGTCAGAGCATCGAGCGCAGCACCGTAAACTACCTAGACGTAGCATTCCGCGCTATGGCTCTTGGTTACGCTAAGAAGCTAAACGCTGACTTCGTTGCAACCATCGCCGGTCTAACCTTTGGTGTTCCAAAGACCTTCGACGCATCAGCAGGGACCGCTGCAGCAATCATCGGCGCAATCGTAGACGGCACCAGCTACATCTACCAGAACGCTGGCATGTTGCCACAGTTCATCGTTGTAGACCCAACCGCTTACAAGTTCTTCTTGTCAAAGGTTGACTCGGCTGGCCGCCCAATCGTAGTCGTGGACGGCGCAGGCGTAAACAACATCGGTTCGGGCAACCCAGCACGCCTAGCAGGTCAAATCGCCGGTCTACCGCTAATCGTCGACCCAGCTTTGGCTGCTAACAGCGCATACTTGGCTAACGCCGAGGCTCTAACCTCATACCTAAGCGCAGGCGCACCAACCCGCCTAAGCCTAGAGAGCCCAAGCACCCTAACCAACACTTACGCAGTTTACGGTTACGCAGCATTCGCTGTACCGTTCGAAGCTGCAATCGTGAAAATCAAGGTAGCTTAGTCCTCATGACTGTAACGGTGGAACAGCTCAAGGCATACGTTGGCACAAGCGAAACCTCAGACTTTGTTACCCAGGTTCTCGTATCAGCTAACCAACTAGTCAAAAACTATGTTGGTTCAGCTAACGTTCCAACATCAGTTATTGACCAGTGCGTCTTGACTGTAGCCTCAGAGCTGTTCCACCGACGCAGTGCACCTTTTGGCGCATCACAGTTCGCAGACGGTAGCGGACAAACCATCCGCGCCGCACGTGACCCGATGACATCCGTTTACCCGATGCTCGTTCAGTTTGTTGGAATCGGACTATGAACGAAATCACTATCTCAAAAAACGAGCTTCAACTAGCATTCCAAACCGCGGGTATCAACGTGGTTAGTTTTGTCCCCGAACGCATCGTACCACCAGTGGTTATCATTAACCCTGGCGCAACTTACCTAGAACCTGAAAGCCTACATAACGGCTACACAATGTTTCTAGATCTAACTTTGGTCGCAGCCCAAGCCGTCAATGAGCAAGCAACAATCCAACTAGACGACCTAATCAGCCAGGTACTCACAAACATCCCGGCATTTGCAGGCGTCAAAAACGTTCAAAAACCATTTATTCTCAACGCAAACCAAGCCGAATACTTGGCCACAACTATCAGCCTCGACCTGTCCATCACTATCTAAGGAACCAAAATGGCCGCATCACCAAGAATCAAAGCCACAACCATCATCTTCAAAATCGGTGGCGTGGACTACGCATACGACGCAACCCGCGTTGAGTTGGCTCTAGCAGACGCACAGGGTGGCGCACCACGCACCTTTTGCATGCCAGAAGCTGAGCAACAGTGGGAGCTAACCGTAGAGGGCACCATGTCAGGCGCTGCATCGTCACTCTACCGCGCACTATTCGCAGCCTACGAGACCGATGTCGCTTTCATCATCGCACCTCAGGGCAATGCCACCGCATCAGCCACGCAGCCGCACTACACCGGCACAGTAACCGTCAACAACTTGCCACCAGTCGGCCTCACCCCTGGCGAAACCGCCACCTTCAGCGTTCAGTTGCGCGTATTGAACAACGTTCACACACCAACTGCCTCGCCAAAGGTTTTCTGGGGTCTTACCGAACTTGTCGCCTAAGTCTGACACAATACGCGTTGAGGGTCTTAACAGTACTGTTAGGGCCCTCAAAGCCATAGGCACACCAGTGCAAGAAATCAAAAAAGCTGCACTGGAATCTGCAGAAATTGTGGCTAACAGTTCACGCGCAATAGCACCGACACGCAGTGGCCGTCTCATGTCAACAATTCGTGCTGCAACCCTTCTAAAAGGGGCTGTGGTGCGTGCTGGTGGCGCTCGTGCGCCTTATTCAAACCCAATTCACTGGGGTTGGTTTTACGACCGTAGAAACGGCCATCCACGCAATATCAGACCTAACCCGTTCTTCGTTCGAGCTCTTGGCTACCGTCGCAAGGATGTTATCGACGCATTTGAACGTAACATGACTAGACTGATTAGGGAACAAACACTCAAACAGAACGCTTCGAAAGGACAACAATAATGGACTTACTAGATCAACTCACTTTAGCTGAAATTGAGGAATTAGAAACTTTTAGTGGCGTGAACATTGATGAAATCAAAGATTCACCTAAAGGCAAAATCTGGCAGGCATTGACTTTCATTTGGGGTAGACGCACTAATCCATCACTCACGATGGCTGAAGTTAAAGCAATGACTCGCGCTGAAGCAGATAAATTACTTGAAAGCGTTACAAACCCAAAATGATGAGACAGGCAGCGCAGCGAATGGCTAGTTTTTGTTTGGCTATGAAAATGTCGCCTAGTGAATACCGCGCGTTGACCTGGCAAGAATACTGCAGCTTTATCGAGGAATATAATCGTGTCGTTAAAAACTGAAGTTCAAATTCTTGGAGATGCTAGTTCACTCGAACGTGCGACGAAAAAAGCTGGTAAAGACCTAGATAAATTCGGCAAGAAAACCAAAACTTTCAGCGCTGGCATGAAGGGAATGCTAGGCGGCGTTCTTGCAGGGGTTTCACTCGGGGCGATAGTGAACTATGGTAGAGAATCTGTCAAAGCCGCCGTAGATGATAATAAAGCCCAAGGCCTACTACAACTTGGATTGAAAAATACTACGAAAGCGACCGCTGCTCAGCGTGCTGGCGTTGAAGACCTAATTCAATCGATGCAAATGCAATATGGTATCGCTGATGATGAGTTGCGACCTGCCTATCAAAAACTCGCAGCATCCACACATTCAGTGACAAAATCAAATGAGCTAATGCAAATCGCTTTGGATGCTTCTGCAGCGACAGGTAAACCACTCAATACAGTCATTATGCAATTGGGTAGAGCATATAACGGCAATGTTAAAGCGCTTGACAAACTTATTCCAGGTCTCAGCAAAGCCAAGGACCCGATACAAGCATTAGCACGCGCTACGACCGGTGCCGCTGCAGAAGTAAAAGCAAATAACCCGATGGCAGTTTTAGATATTGCCGCGCAGAATATTCAAGAACAAGTAGGTAATGCCCTTCTGCCAAAATTGCAGGAATTTTCAGATTATCTGTCTAGCCCACAGGGTACTGCAGCGGTTAAGGCTTGGGGTGATGCCTTTTCATGGGTTGCAGAACAGCTTACAAATATTATTGGGGCATTGACAGGTGATATTAATAGCCCGCTTTTGCAGGCACTCAATCAGATTGGCCAGACGTCTTATTATATTAGTCAAACCATGGTACCAGGCAGTCCATATTTTCTCAATCCAATCGCGGCCGCCGAAGCATCGCAAAAAACTGGCTACCAAATAGCCCACCCGGAACTTTATAACAACACAAATCAATCGGGTGATGTTTACCAAAACATGCAAAATGGAACACAAAATTTCAACATAGTCATTCAGCAACACACGAATACTATGACTCCTGAGCAACTTGCCACACTTATAAAGCAAGGCATGGGCAAATACGGTGGGAACTGGAGCAACTGGGGTAAGTAATGATTAATTTACAACGCGATCTTGCAGTAACAATTGCTGGTGTCAACCGTGTTGCCGAGGTTGTAGAGGTTCATATTGAGTCACGCTTTGAGGTGACTGCTGGCATTAGTCCAGTTTTAGAAATACCCTATGCGACCATCACACTGTCGACGGATGCCAACATTACGCAAAAAATGTCGGTACAAATCCAAGTAACAACCCTAAATGCTTATCGAAATGTCACACGTTATCCAGGTGCTATAAATCTATTTCTTGGTGAAGTCGATTCAGTAAACGAGACAGTAACACCGTTTGGCATGCGGCTCGTATCAATCCTGGCATACAGTCCAGTGCGGAAATTACTAAATGGAAAGATTGACAGTTATATTGTCAACTTTGCCCATAGTCCAGAGTCGCGCGCGAGAGTTGCATTAGCACAAGCGAATGCTCAATCATGGCCGCCAACAAGTCCAGCGACTATGATCACCCAATCTGGAACATCTAGCGGTTCACAAATGCCCGCTGAAACTCTGACAAACCTAACGACCGGTGAGGTCATTCAATCAGCACTAGATTGCGAAGCCGGGACTATTACACACGCTCTGTGGGACTCTACGCTAACCAGTGACGTCTTTTATTGGTATCCGAGAGGCACTTACTCTTCTTGGGGTGGAGCTACGCCAGACCCAACCCAAACGTCTTTTTTAGCAGCAATCACTCATCCAGTGCAACGCATTTCTGCCCCTTGAGCTACAAGTAGTGCACGAAACAATGAACCAATACAACAACATTACTGCCGCATTAGTGGCAGACCCAGCAACTTTTATCAATGCATCAACATACGCAAATTGTAAAAATGCGACATCTATCGGTTACTACGGCGTAGTTCCTTTATCAACTTCTCTCAACTTCAATAAACCAAGTGCAAACCCGACACAACATCTTAAATCTTGGGTCGATAATTTGAACCTAACTAAACCAGCCAAACGTGTACGTACAGTTACCGCTATCGCAAATATGCGCGATGGATATATCAACGGTGTACTAGTAGACCCATCTTTACTAATGTCACAAAACATCCCAGTAACAATTTCAAAAACTTATCCAGGCACAACCAAAAAAGTTTTTCAGTGGTTGATTACTATTTTGTATCCGGTCAAATACACGACATCACGCCCACCAACTGGCAAGTAACATACGAACTTTGGAAAGGTTACTAATGGGCAACGAAAATGAAACTGTAATCACGCTCAAAGAGGTTTACGATCTGCTAATCGACATGAAAATTGAGATGAGCGGACACCCAAAACAAATCGACGACCATGAACGTCGTTTACGAGCATTAGAACTCAGAGTTTGGACAGCAGGTGGTTTCTTTAGCCTGGCTGCCATTGTACTATCACAAGTAATCAATCTATTGAAAGGCTAATCATGGCTGACATTTACACTGAACAAGTCCCATTCGTTGCAGAACCAGCACCAACTGCAGAACCTGCGGCAGAAACACCTAAGGCAACCAAGTGAGCCAAATCGAAGTCTTGCCAGGGTCGCTAGACCTTGAAGTTTACGGTGGCGACGATGTGCCTATCGTCATTGACCTAGTGAACGCTGCGAGCCTACCAGTCACAATCGATGGCACACTCAAATGCACTATCTCAGTGCCGTATGGGTCGCCAACAACGCAAACGCCTACCGTTACCGCAGGTAGCAGTACCGGACAGTTTGTTATCAACTTCAGTTCGGCAATCACACGAGCCATCGCTGGCCAAGGTGTCTTGCTTTGGGATTTGCAACTGCTCTCAGGTGCGGGCAAAGTGCGGACGCTACTCAATGGCCGTATCACTTCAAAAGTAGAGATAACTAATGACTGATTACATGAATGAGATTCAGGTGGTAGTTGAAACACCACCGGTCTATACGCTCGACGTTACTAACATCGGCTTGCAAGGCCCCAAAGGTGATACTGGTGCAACTGGTGCGACAGGGCCCCAAGGTCCCGAGGGTCCGCAAGGTCCTACTGGTGCGACGGGACCACAGGGTCCTCAAGGCATCCAAGGTATCCAAGGCCCAGCAGGTGGTTCAGCGTCACATTATCATTACCAGGCTAAAACCACATCTACTAGTGGAGACCCATTATCGGGACACATCGGCTGGAACAACAGCACGCAAATTAGCAGCACTGTTTTGCGCATCTCGCATGTTGACGCAGACGGCCAAGACGATGACATCTTTTTGGACCTCATCAACCAAGATGATGTGCTTATTCTGCAGGATGAAGCATCTAACGCTAACTACCAAACATGGACTGTTACGGGCACAGTTACCAAATATGCGACTTATGACGAATACCCAGTAACACTCACCGATTCAGCTGGCACTGGCACAAGTAACTTTGGTAATAACCTACGTCTAATCTTCGTCATAGTCTCGGTTGGTAATCAAGGACCACAAGGACCAGCAGGTCCTACTGGTGCGACGGGACCACAGGGTCCTCAAGGCATCCAAGGTATCCAAGGCCCAGCAGGTGCGACAGGTGCAACTGGTGCAACTGGTGCAACTGGTGCGACAGGGCCTAGTGGTGTGATCGCTGTAACCGCACCTATAACTAACTCGGGCACTTCAACTAGCGCTAACATTGGTTTGGCTGATACGGCTGTCACGGCTGGTTCATACACGAATGCGAACATCACTGTGGATGCTCAGGGTCGTTTGACAGCAGCTTCTAACGGTTCGGGTGGCGGCGCTGTTACTAGCGTGAATGGCCGCACAGGTGTGGTCACTGGTTTAGTGGATACTGCCCCTAGCGCAACACAAACCATCCAACCAACTGCCGCAACTGCGACCCCTGTGCAAATCAAGGGTGCGGCTTCACAAACTGCTGACCTGTTGCAGGTGCAAACTTCGACAGGGACCAGCCTCTTTCGAGTCAGTTCGAACGGTAATGCTGTCGCGTCAAATGTCATCACAGCTACTAACGGATTTGTAACCCCGTCTGCCCAAGTCACAGGAAGCGCACAAATAGGTGCATCTACGCTACTAACACCGACCGTTTTAGACCTGAAAGATACACCAGCTAATGATTCAGCTGGGCAGTATATTATGCAAGTTATCGATTCACTCGAAAACTCTGTGATGCATGTTGCAAAAACCGGTTTGACAACTGATAAGACACTTTGGATCAACGCTGGAACAGTAATCTCAGCCGGAACTGCCACGGTCCCACCAATCCAGCTTAACCAAGGTACTAACCTTACAACCCCGGCCGCAGGATCAATAGAGTTCCCAGGTCAGGTACTCGCTTTTACACCAAATTCATCACTCGGTCGAATACCTATTGGAACAAAACTATTTACCTCAGGTGTTGGTACTAGTCCTGGCATATCGGCTGCAACTAACTATCCGATATTCCCAGCGGCGAACGATACAATCACACTCCCGATAGGAACTTATCGTGTGGAGTTCGCAATCTATTCGAGCGTCTCGACATCCACAGTATCTGCAACGATGAACTTCAGCATTAAGGGTGGCGGAACAGCTGTAGGTACGCTGAGTATGAATACACATTCGTATGCGGGTTCTGGAAATTTAGGTGCAGATAACATTACAAGCCTTGGTGCAACCGCACTGACATCAGCAGTCACCCTAACTGCAACCACTGCCAGCACCACGAGGAACTACATAGCCCAGGGAACGGGTTTATTGAGAATTACAACTGCTGGAACTATCATTCCATCGATTCAGTGGAGCGCAGCATTAACTTCAGGCGTTCCATCATGGGCTGGAGATAACCACCTAATCATCACACCATTAAGCAACTCAGCAACGACCGCAAGCACAGGAGCGTGGGCATAATGGGCTATCGTATGCCATTTAAACAACTAGGTGACCTTTACGGCTCAACTACCGACCGGGCACACCCACACCGCGGCCTCGACTTCCCACAAGCGAGGGGAGCCAAAGTCCGCGCAGTTGCAACCTCAACAATCGTCGACACAGGGTTCAACTCAGTGCTAGGCCGTTACATCATTGCGCTAGATGTCGCAGGTATTTTTGGGGATATTGCCACCTAGACAGCATCACTAACATTCGCGAAGGCCAACGTGTTTTGAGAGGCAAACAAATCGGCACAGTTGGCGATTCAGGTTCCGCGGCCAAAGGTTGCCACCTGCACTTGACAGCATCTAAAGACAGCCATGGTTACATGGTTGGCAAAACCCTCGACCCACTGAAAATCTTGAAAGGCAACAAATGAAACCCGAAACACGACGCTACATTTACACCATCGTTATTGCCATCATGCCCATCCTGGTCACACTCGGGTTCTTGACTGACCAGCTAGGCTCACAGATCGTTAACGCCATTGCCGCGCTCTTGGCCATCGGCACTAGCGCACTAGCTCATAAAAACGTCAAATAGTCTTAGCCGTGCTATAGTGTCGATTAGCGCAAGCCTGCGCCTAACGAAAAGGACACTACTATGGCATTCAATCTTGCCGACTATGAACCAGTCGACCAACGCATTCACCGATTCTGGAGCGAACATCCAGACGGCGCAATTATCACAGAGGACGTATCGAACGATTACGACCGAAGTGCTGCACGATGGGTTATAAAAACATCCATTATCGTCGCCGGGCAACTAGTAGCCACTGGCTACGCGTCCGAGACCGAAGGGCAAGGCAACGTAAACCGCACCTCAGCCCTCGAGAACGCGGAGACATCATCTATTGGCCGTGCCCTGGCTAATTATGGCTACTCGGGTAATAAACGAGCTAGTCGCGAAGAAATGGAAAAGGTGGAACGCCACGAAACCGCGTCAAAAACGCCCGCAAATGCCCCGCTAAGCCCTTGGCGTATAAAAGCTGATAAATGCTTCACATCGGGCAATGTAGACGGCCTACGCGCCATTTATGCGGATATGCGTAAAAGTGGTGCACCAGCAGCCGACATACACTATGTAACTCAACTGGCCGAACAATTGAAAGAGCCCCAGGTGAATTCAACGCCGATGAGTGGGGGAAGCGTTCCTGAGGCTCACGGGTAGGACACAACCCGCAACTCTCAGTATAGGCACATCATGTCAATAGAAGCTATTTCAGCAGTTTTACATCATTCACACGCTACCGGCACAGCAAAACTTATCCTAATGGGTTTAGCCTGGCACACTAACGAAAACCCTGAAGAGGGTTGCTGGCCATCACAACAGACCTTAGCGACATATGCCAACACGACAGTTAGGCAGGTTCGCCGCGCGTTAAATCAGCTCGAAACTATGGGTGAAATAGAGATCCAAAGCCACGGTGGAGAAGGTTCCAGGTTCGACCGAATCACTAATCGTTACTTCATTCGAGTGGACTGTTCAGAGGGTTGTTTGGGTGGTTTTCAACATGCGAGACCAGCGGACATTTATGGTCAGACCAGCGGACATTTAAGGTCAGACGGGATGACATTTATGGTATGACGGGGGGACATAGATGTCCGCTTAAAAGTAATTAACCTTAAAGAAAATTAAAGAAACTCTAGTTAAGAGCGAGGAGCTCAAAAAATGCCCACCATTCAAGTTCGCGGCGAAGCAGTCGCACAGACCACTTTTGAAGTCAAACATGACAAATACATTCGGTTTTGGGAGACCTATATCGACCACAAAGGTTTAGAGCGTAAACGTCTTTGGACTGCATGGTTTGACACTGAGCAAGCTGTTGGCACGAGCGAAAGCATCATTATCGAAGGTGAACTCTTATGCAAGATTGGAACCTACGTTCAAAAGTCGACCGGTCAAGAGAAGCAAAACGTTGAGTATGTTTTGAATAACGCCGTGTTTATTGCTCGTGAAGGTGCTATTAGATCTATGGGCACTAGCCTGGCTGCAGATGAAGACATCCCGTTCTGATGCAATCACTTCACTTGTTCATCAAGGGCATACCGAGACCGCAAGGGTCAAAAAACATGTTGGTAACGGCAGAATGATTGAGGCAAACCCTCACCTGCGTTCCTGGCGTGAAACTGTTGCTGTCGCCGCACATCTTGAAATGGCAGCTCGTGGGTTAAAACCTTTTGAGGGTGCTTTGAAAATAGAACTCATGTTTGAACTACCCAAAGGAACATCAGTAACCAGGCGCACACCACACGTCAAACCTGACCTAGACAAACTATGTCGAAGCATCTTTGACGGCCTCGAAAAAGCCGGGGTTTACCAGAACGATTCACAAATCGTCGACCTACACGCAATCAAGGTTTATGGCGTGCCACGCTCAGGCGTAACCATACATCTTGACTATCTGTGAAACAATGCGCTATGCTACGAAAGAAGCAACATAGCTTCACATTGAAAGGACACACAATGAAAACACTAAAAACCGCACTCGGCGTAGGAATATTCTTCGCACTCGTAGGAATCATCCCCACCACCTCAGACGCAATATTGAATGCAGTGCCAGGATGGCTCTGGCCATACTTGGGCATCGCAGTATTCCTAGCCAGTGCAGCACTCTTCACCTGGCTGATTCTATGGACTACAGGAGAGAACAAATGAGCTGGAAAGCAACCCTCGAAACCATCGAACACGACACTGAACTATTCATGCAGAACGCCCACAGCCTCACAGATCAACAACTAATCGACATGTGGCACTTTTACACTGCACGCAAATTCAAAACCGGCACAAAAAATGGGTAATCAACTCACATAAACGCCGCAACATAATGAATGAACTTCAAAAACGTTGGAACCTCAACTACACCCAAACATTCTTCAAGTTGGCCGGACTATGAGCACCATTCACGACATAGACGAAAAACTAGTCGAACTACTAGAAACCACCGAAACTCTCGGTAAAGCAAAAGGCAAATTGGCCACGCTAGAAACCGTATACGGCATCTTAGAAACCCTATTCGATAATTACATCCACGACAAAGACACCACCTCAGCAAGTGCCATCGCAGTGGCACAGAAAGCGATACGTGCATCAAATGGCTATTGAACTACCACCAAAACCCATCAAACGCAGAAACTGCAAAATCCGAACCATACTTGAGACAATCGATGCGGGCGACGCACTCCAACTCGAATCAGCTCTCAAAGATGAACGCTCATTCCCAGCAAAATACCTAGCCAAACTACTAACCGAACAAGGATTAGAAATCAGCGAAGGCCCAATCTGGAGCCATCGCGGGGGTAGTTGTTCATGCTAGAACTGGAACCACAACCGCAAGAACCTGAAGAAGTCAAACTACTTCGCCAGGCCTTGCGCAACGCACAACGCGAACTAGCAAAAGCGAAAGACCGAACCGAACACCTAGTCGAAGTGGTCATGCAATCAGCGTTCGATGCTGCAGTGGCAACCGGTGGCAAACCTTTAATCGTAAACCCACCCAAAGACAAACGAAAAGCACGCGAAGAAGTCGCTCTCTGGCATCTTACCGACTGGCAACTCGCTAAGGAAACCCGCAGTTACAATAGCGATGTTTGTGCTGCGCGAGTGCAAAAGTATGTTGAAAAAGCTGTCAAACTAACCGAAGTAGCACGCACACACCACCCAGTGCGCGAATGCTACATCGTGCTCACAGGCGACATGCTTGAAGGTTTATTCAACTTCCCAAGCCAGGCACACGAAATCGACCAAACAATCTTTGGCCAGTTCACCACACTAGCCAGGCTAATAGCCGACACGGTAGCTGTGGCCCTCTCAAACTATGAACTCGTTACCGTTGTGCCCGAATGGGGCAACCATGGCCGTATTGGATCCAAACGTGATGGCGTGCCACGCTCAGACAACCTAGACCGTATGAGCTACGAGCTTGCCAAACAACTACTCGGCGAAGACAAGCGTCTCACCTGGCAAGACTGCCCAGAAGACATCCAACGCATCGAAATCGGCAACTACCGAGCCCTCGCAATCCATGGCGACGAAGTAGGCCGCAACGGATTCGCATCACCCATGACAATCGTGCAACATGTGAATAAATGGCGCTCAGGTTCCTATCCTTGGGAATTTCGCGATGTCTACATGGGTCACTACCATACTCACGCAGAATGGCCACTCGCAAACGGTTTAGGTTCGGTATACCAAACAGGTTCAACCGAATCTGATAACCGTTATGCAGGCGTCATGTTGGCATCATCAGCTACACCATCGCAACGCCTACACTTTATCGACCCAGTGGCAGGCCGCGTAACAGGCACGCACAAGATCTGGTTAGACTAATGCCTCTCTATGACTACAAATGCCCAAAATGCCACAGCCTGGTAACACTTAGTCATCCAATGGATGAACATCCAAAACCGGCCTGCAAAGACTGCGCAGCCTATCTGCAACGCATCTTCAAAGTCGCAAGCATCAAATTCAAAGGCTCCGGGTGGG